ATTGATCACTGTCACGTTCCAGTTCTCATCAATGTGCTTTGCCAAAGAACCGACTGCATCCAGCGGAAGGTATGAATGTTTTGGAAAAGCATATGCATCGAATGTCAACACTGATCCACATACTTCTACATCCATTTGCCCTTCGATTGCTTCCTGAAATGATTCTGACTTTCTCCAGACAAGAGAAATCGTTGTATCTTCATCGGTCAAGAAAACTCCTTCAAACGCTTTTTTCAGGATCTTCTTCGCTTCAAGCAAGTTCTTATATCCTTGATTATTAAACAGATACGCTATTGCAATCTCCATCGTTCCAGAAACCTTACGCTCTGAATCATCTTTCAGATTCAGCCCATAGATGATACGCCCATACTGCGAACCATCCCACCTTGAATCAGAATCATCAGGTGCCTGATCCAAAAATATTGCTGGTCCATTTTTGAACGCAGCCAATCCGTTAATATTCAGGCTTTTTAAATACTTGTAAATTATTTCTTTCATAGAGTTACCTCAAAATCTGAACCGAAGATCTTTACAATCTCCGGCTCTGCTTTCTTCTTAATTGGATCAATAAATGGTCGTTTTGCCATCTTTTTTGTGCCACCTTCCAGCCATTCAGCGTGTTTTGAATTACTTTTTATCCGGCTTGTAACTTGATCTCCTTCAATCAGAGTTTGATCATCCCAGTCCTGACGTAACTTTCCAGACTGTGGTGCTGGTGTTTCTCCCGGTGCGGATGATCTATTCGGAAGCCGTTTGTATTTCTTTCCAGAACCGCCTTTCGACAATACTTCGATCTCAATATTTCTAAGGGTGTTTGTTGCCATTGCACCCTTTCGCATCATCTCTCTTTTGATACTTTCATCAAGATTCTTTGCACATGCTTGAAATTCAGCTTCTACGCCCATATGTATCACTTCTTTCTAATACATAATAGATGGAAAACTGCCCTGTTCCAGCTGGATCTTTTGTACCCTTCACGATAAACGTACGATCATGGCACGGATCATCGCCAAGCAGTAACACATCGTTCTTACTTAGCTTAACCACTGGATGGTAAGACACAATCGTATGACTGATCGGAGTCTGGTTTTGTTTCCAGATTTCCATTGTCTTCATATCTGCTTCGGCTAGTATACCGTCTATGATCGCATCAGGGGCTTCTTTTTCATCGCCCTTTACAACCATGCCATCGTCCATGACTTCTGTATCCTGCCAGTAAACACGGAAAGACTGCATATATTGATATGGTCTACCGATTGATGTCATTTTCAAAAGCGTCCACCTCCAGGATGATTCATCATTCCAACGTAAAAATACTCTCGTTTTTCATTCTCATACGGCTTGATTCCAACACTGGAAGATGCAATTTCTTTTTTCAGATCATCATAAAGCTGTTTCCAGAAATTCATTCGATTACCAAAATTAAAAGAGACAGGACCAACACTGTTGTCTACGTCCTGCCCGTATTTGAACATCATATGTTCTAGCAATTTCAGTTTTGCCATCTTAAAATTGTCTGGATACTGCTCTAATACAGCTGTGATCTCTTCATCGGAAAGTGCAGCTGACATTTCATCCTTTGATACATCAGTATCCGCCAATTCGAACCGCATCTTCATAACATCATTTGTATTGATCTCATCTGGAAAATAGTTATACGTCATTCTCCTCGCCACCTTCCGGCTGTTCTGCTGGTTCTTCGGTTTCTTCTACTGCTTCTGATTCCTGATTAATATCAGTATCAACGGAAAGATCAGCAAGTCTTGTTTCAACTGCTGCCTTAATTCCTTTTCTGGAATCAATCTCATGTAACAGCTGTAAGACCGGTGTATCTTCTTCTGTCATGGTCGCAATCTCAATTTTTGCCTCTTCCATTGTTTTCTGAATTGTGGCAAAGAACTGTAATAACTGCTGTGCGTTCACTGCAAGCTCGTGCTTAGATTGTAATAAAGGAATTGATAAAGTGTTAGGGTTAACATTCAAATCCTCTGCATACGCTCCATTTACGCTTGCTACTTCTGCAATGTGTCCAGACTTCTTTAAAAAGAGAGAGCGTCGTTCATCTACGACACCCTCTGGAATAGTCTCTCCGATCTTATACTGCTTTCCACCAAAATTAACTGGCTTAAGTGCAACATAATTCATATAAAGCACCTCCTACTCAGATACGCAACCACTTAAGAACGTTGCAAGGTCATCGGAAGTCTTTTTCATGTCTGTTGCCATAAGTCCTTCGATGAACTCTGAATGTGATCCTCCTGGTCCATCATACTGTGATGTAGCCATCCACTGTCCATTTCCAAGCATATCCCATGTATAAATATATCCGGCAGATGGTTCTTCAAGATCTACTTCTTTCGGTGCATAAGTTAATAATGCACTGTTATCGTCGAAGACAAATTTCATATCGGCTTTCTGACCGATTTCTGCTGCATTATAAGTTGCATACAGAACTTTTACTTCTTCCAGACCAAGTACAGCTGCAATTACCTGTTCGTTAACAAGTGCTGGATTCGGTGTTGACCCTGAACCTGTAACTCTTTCTAAGAACTGCGGATGATTTTTGATTGCCTTATACGCTCTGTATCCTAAGCATAATTTGTTAGGCATTCTACGTCCGTTTAAAAGGATTTCTTTCTTCATCTCATCAAACTGACCTACGATGTCCGCGTTTGCATCATCAAAATGCACAAACTGTTTAGATGTTGAAGCTGTTGCTTCTCCTGTCTTAACATTTGCCCATGCGTCAGCATTGAAAAACTTGTTTGCAAAGACCATATCAAGGTGCAGATTCATCTGTTCTGAAACCTGTTTTACCTTTGCACGTCTCGGATCAATCGTTGCTGGTGCTCCAGTTCTCTGGTAATCCAGAGCTGTGATGTTATCTACTCCGACGATGATCTGATCTACCTCACATTTGTAAGTATCATCTGAATGAGAGAATACAGCCGGATCTACTGCTCCGAACTTAGGCTTTCTCTTTACCTGGTCTTTCGCGATCTCTTCTTTGTTGAAGATATAGTAATTTCCTGTACTTGCCTGCACTGGTAGGATCGGAAAGATACTTGGTGCAACATTCATTCCCGGTGCCTGAAAATATGACATTGCCATATTTGTTAAGTAATAGTTAGGTTTCCATCCTTTCGCAATATCAACTGCGATTGCTGCTGCGTTGTTATGTCCTGTGTTCATTTATTTCATTCCTCCTTTATTTACGCTTCATATCCAGCATGGATGATCGCAACGTTTACGATGTCTCCTTTTGCTGTCGCTGGTGTCAGTGCCATAGCTAAGATGTACTGCCCTGTTGTTGCCTTCTGGCATAATCCCTCTGCATCAACAGCAAGGAAATCTCCAGCCTCAATCTTTGCACCAGCTGCCCACATGCCCTGATTTCTGATCTGAACAGTAATATCATCGCCTTTGGCTACTGTTTCATCTCCAAGAAGCACAATTCCTGTTGCTTCCTTTCCGGCTTCAGGAATTTTTGCTCCATCTTTTGTTAATAAAACCGCTACGGCTGTTTTGAGTTCTGCTCCAGCTGTAACATTGATCACTGGACTTCCACCAGTTGGATTGTATTCATATGTTCTGTTTGCCATCTTCTCTGTACCTCCTTTCTTATTTATCGAACATTGCTCTTAATTCAGGATCATTCTGCATAACGATATCCTGTGCCTGTGCATCAGTAAGGTTTGGCATAGACTTTTTAATCTCTGCTACCTTTGCGTTCATCTTTGCAACACCTTCTGTATCGTCATTTCCTGTGTGTGCTCCACCAGACTTACCGATCTCCTCAAACAGACCTGATTTCTGAATTACTGCAAGATTGTTATCCATGGATGCAATGAAGTTGTTATACGCTTCATCGGATGTTGCTTTCATGGATTTCAGAACTGGCACTAATTCCTCTGCTTTTGTTCCTAAGAGTTCATACTTCTTAGCAACTTCTTCTAAGGACTTCTGTTCTGCTTCCTCTGCTCTCTTCTGGATTGGTTCCATGATCTTCTTCATCATAGAAGTGAAGTCCTTTGTAACACCTTCCATTGCTTTATTCACTGCTTCCTGAACCTGTCCATCAATATCAGCTCTTTTTGCAGTATCCTCTTTTTTTGCATTTGCATCATCCTGTAATGCTTTTAATGCTTCTTTCTTTTCTTCCTCTGTCATGTTTGAAATATCAAATGCCATTTCATTCTCCTTTTCTTTTTTTTCTTTGTTAATAGTTTCTGGATCACAAGATTTTTCAATGACTTCTTGCATTTTTGCGATCTCAAAGTCATCTGCAACAACAGTATCTTCTTTATCCGTTGCTGCACGTTCTAATTTGATCCAAGACTTGGATGCATCATCAGAAAATGCCTTAAACTGATCAATGCTCTGTGCGATTGCTGCCTGTTTATCCTCACACTCTTTATCGAGTAAGATTGACACAATCGACTGCTCCAGAGAGTTGCAAGCATTCCATATCTGATCCCTCACGTCGTAGATCTTCTTTTCATTCATTACATCATCAAATGATGTTGCTTCATCTTCCATGGACTTTCTGACATCTTCTGAATTTACTCCTAAGCTGTCACAAAACGCATTAAAGAATCGCTTGAAAAAGTTTCCCTTCGGTTCTTCTGCACCTCCTCTCTTTTTAATCAGGATATTTGCTTTCTGATCTGCTCCGATATCTACTGCATCGATCTTTTTTACTTCCAGATCTTCCAGCTTTGTCTTTCCTTTTGTTTTCATGTTTCCTCCTTTCTAACGACACTTTTTCGAGTTTCAAAAACGCAAAGTGCATTTTCAAACACAAAAAATAGACCAATTTGCATTTTTTACAAAATGGTCTATTTTCATTTCAGATTTCACTTAATTTTAGAATAAATTTCAGTTTCTCATTTCAGATTTCACTTCTTCAATGATATTCTGAATCTTTCTTTTATAGTTCTTGTTCCCTGTCAGTCTTATGTGACTTTCCAAGGTTCTTAGATTTCTGGATGTTGGAACTCTTCTACGTTCCACGTTCTTCTTGATTGCGATCGCAACTCTTTTATTCCTACAGTGCGTATGATGCAATTCAAAGCAATCAGGATTGTACACGATCCATTCATCCTGTCGGTGTGATTTCTTAATCTTAAGAATGCGATCATCTCCTAGTTAATTCCTTGCCACGCCTGTTGCAGCAAAAATCCTAACAGTTCCCAGATCTTGTTTTTGATACTTCCCATGCAAATATCTTTGCCGATCTTTTCATCGTAATTCTTTGGATCAACACACGAAGATGATTCTACAATATCAAACCCATTTCTAAGTACACAACGAACAACTGTTGTTGTCTCTCCCATCGTGATTGTCTCCGTAGATGCAATAAAATCATCGACCATTTCTGGTCCGATACTTACTCCAGATGGAAGATTTTTATTATCATCCACTTTCATATATGCTTTCTCAAAAACATCTTTCGGAGACCATGATTCGTACCCATCTGGGTATACAACCTTGTATCCTGTGATTTCCTTTGTGATCAGATTTCTTTCTGGTTCTGCCTGAATCAATTTTGCACCGATATATTTGTCCATCATTCTTCCTCCTCGACTTCAATACGTTTCGCTTTGCCCTCAATACTGAACATCGTATAAGTTCCGTCTTTGATCTTTGCCCATACTTCATCGTCTGTGATATGGAAACCAACCCACCAGCCTTCAGGCAACGTACCCTCCTCTATACCGAGAGTTTTCATCTTTTCCTTAGTGAATATAATACTCTCGATTAAAACGCCTGCACCGCCTCGCTCGTGCATCTCTCCGGCTTCACGATAGAACTCTACATAGGTATATGCTGTCTGTTCTAGTTCTTCCGGATCAATTAAATCGTTCTGGCGGTCAATCAGCTGATTTCCATTCTCATCGACTGCAATCTTAGCCCATCCAAAGACGTACTGCTTTTCTTCGTCCTTCTTAGTAATATCTACTCGATTCAAGGACTTTCGTATACTGTCCTGTGTCTGTGCTGGGGATCGTATATAATCGTTAAAATATCTCATGCTTCCTCCTTCTTATACAGCCGATCAAAGTCATTCTTACGAACTACATTTAATCGACCGACTGAATCTTTTACAACATAGTCTCCTATTCTTGCAACAAGTCTGCTGCCTTTATATCTTCGTGCATTAAAATAGACCGTGCATCCTATAACGGCTGTTGCTCCGTCTTTCTGTACACGATCTATCATAATTTCTTCGGTATTCATTTTCTTTGTGAACCAGTCAGGGGCGATCATATCAATATCAGGTGTGATCTGCACTGCCTGAACTGTCTGCTCTATTGCTTTGTACTTCATCATTCTTCTTTCTTTGCATATCGTCCAGTTCC